AAGAAGCCGATGGCCTGCATGATTTCTGGGAATATCTTGTTCATCACGCCAGCCAACGGGCTATCCAGCGCCTCGCGGATGATTTCCTTTTCTTGCTCTGACAGCGCCTGATAGGCGTCATCAGCGCGATCCATATCAATCTCAATCATGTAAAATCTCTAGGGTTGCCAAACAGGTTCAGATTTGGTGCGGCCTGGTCAGGCATGGTCATGTTCCGCGTTTGCAGCAGATCAACCAAGGTGCCGCCTGCATAGCCATATGGCTGAAACAGGTTGTTTGCGCCGCTGTAGAGGTAAAAGGGATTACGCAGATAGTTGATTGCCAGATCGTCGATCTGTTCTGGCGTGGTCGTGCCAGGGTCAACCGGCTCTCGTGCCTGTGTCGGCATGGGGCTATCGTCAGTGTCCTCGCTGGACATGGTGCCGGTGTTGCCACGCACCAGATTCTGGAACGGCCCAACATAATTAGGGTCTGGCACACCGCTATAGACGACGCCACCAAAGCTGTTCATGCTCAAAGTGCCTGGGCCAGCTCGCACGCCCGTCACAGCACCTGTATTTGGATTTACGGTGCCGGTGCCTGTTTCCCGCGCCATCCGTTGCAATGTTCCCACATTGAACGCAGCCGCATCGGCAGGGTCTGGCTGGTTGGTCAAAGCGCCTAAAGGCCCACTTGTCAAAAGCGTACCAATACCCGTACCAGGTGCGGTGCCGCCATAAAGTTCATCATACGCATCAGCAAAGAATCCGCTGGCAGGATCGTTGCGTCCGGCAGCACCAGGCACGCTGTCAAGGATTTCACGATCAATGCCGCTGGCAATGGATTCGTTGGCAGCGTTTTCAATGAGCTGGCGTGCCATTTCAGCGCTGTCATTAACTGGTGTAGGTGCAGCGACAACAGGCGCTGGAATAACAGGGCCAAGTGCTTGGCGTTCTGCTGCTGCACGTTCTGCGCGTTGTACTTCTGCAACTTGAGCAGATATCCCAGGTGACGGGTTGCTTACAAGATTTGCAAAAGCATCCCTTGCCTGTGAACTGCCAACATCTAAATCAGGGCGAAATCGGCTGATGTAGTCGTCCTGCACCGCCTGTTCACGCGCGCGCATTTCGTTTGGATTTGACCGCGCGACATTGTCTTGACCGGCAGTAACCGTGAAGCTCTCATCTAGACGAACAAATGGAGCGCGGCTTTCTACCTGTGTTGGCGGTGGTGCAGGATTTACATCGTAGAGTCTGGGGATACCCCGCGGTGCTGGTGGCGTCTCATCAGGGCCGTCGTCTCGTGGTGGTGGTGGCGGCGGCGGCGGTGGTGGTGCTGATGTTGTTCTGCCGCGACCACGCTCTACCTGTGTTGATGGAGGTGTGTAGCTGTCATCATCACTGCCACCGCTAGATGAACCGCCATCGCTCTTGTAGCAGATGCGGTTTTCAATCAAGTAACTGCGAACCATCCCTTGCCCTTCGTGATACGGTTTGCGCGTCCTAGAACGCCTTTGCCAAATATTGAACGCAGATGGTCGCGGCCTTCTCTTACCATCTGCCTGACGCCGCCATAGGGCGCCAGAAAATCAATCAGCCACAAATTGTCGCCAGCCTGCCAATCATCCGGCTGCAACAGCCTGGTGCCGTCCCAGTAGCCTTGTTGTGCCTCTTCATTCAGCATCGCCCAGGTGACAAAGCCGACAGGATTGCCTTCGGCCTCCCAAATGCGGAACTGCTGAAGCGCTACCGGCGGCAGGATCAAGCGGTGGATGTCATCCACGGTGTAATCGCAATATTCATCCGACTGGCCCATCAGCCAGGTTATTTTGCCGACTGCTTCCGTGTTTTTCATCCGTTTGTCACCACTTTGGCTGCGTCAATCTCCAGCTTTTGCTGCTTGAATGCTGCGTCTTGTGCTGCCTTCTGCTGATCAAGTTGCAGGCGTGCCACCTTCACTTGTGCGTCTGCTGCTGCCTGCTGTGTCTGCGCCTGCACCTTGGCGGCTTCAACCTCTACCAGTTTGTCTGTCGGGCTTGGGCCCGACTGCGGTGCTTGAATGCTCTCAAGGCTTTCTTCCAAGTCGCGTGCGCCAGGAAAGGCCCGTGCTGCAAACAGCAGCATTTGCTTTGCCTGATCAAAGCCGACAGCGCCTGATGCCACCATTGGCCCGATGGCCTGCAAAAACTGCACGGCAGCGGTCAGAAACTCTGTCCGGCTGCGTTGCTCTGATGCGCTGTCCATTGCGCCAGATTCCTCAGTATCAACAGAGATACGGTAAGAGCGCAGGCGCTCATCACGCATGACTGCGACCACCTCTGGCGATATGTTGATGCCTGTAATGCGTGACAGCAGTGACGGCTCAAGGTTTTCAACAATCAATTCGGCTTTTAGTTCCATGATCTGGTCTAGGAACTGCTCCACGCGCCGCTGCCGGTTGACAAGGCGCATGGCCCCGAACTGGCCTTTGATGCGCTGTGCTGTGGCTGTCTCACGGCTGGCCGACTGGCCGCGCATGATGTCCGATATGCCGGTGATCTCATAAATGGTCTGCACCACGATCTGGCGCGATTGATAAAGCTGTGCCAGCGCCTTGATCAGGTTGTCTAGCGGTGCTTCCTGCATGACGTTGGCAAGGCCGCCACCAGCTTGCAGCATGGCCATGTTGTCTACTGGTATGAAGGCGTTATCTTCAGCATTTGCAAGGCGTTGCAGTTCCTGAAAAGACGCATCATAAACGCCGCGGCGCTTCAAGGCTTCTGTCAGGTTTGCAATCCGCTGTGTAATGAGATCAAGTTCAAATAGCTGGTCTTCATATGTCAGGATTTCAGGCACAGGCAGCGTGGTGTCTGTCGTGCTGATGGCATATAGCGGCTCTGGCATAGGCCAGAAGCCCTCCAGATTATACGGGTCTTCAAATTCCTCCAGAATGTCATCAAAGTCAGTGGCTATAAATATCTGCTTCAGGCTGCGCTTGTCCCAGATTTCATAGACTTCAGCCATTGACGGCATCTGATTGTCGTCATACCCGCTGTTTGTATCCCCGTGATATGTGAGCGCGATTTGCTCACCCTTGGCCCCGTAGTAATCAACCAGTTCCTGGCGTGTCATCAGGTGCCGGAACGCAATCCAATGCACATCCTCCCACGATCTGGCTGGTGACATGGTAAAATCAGCCCAGTGTACATATTCGCACCGGATTGATTGCTCACCGATATATTCAATGGGATCGCCTTCCATAAACGCGCCCATCGGGTCAGTTCTGACCATGTTCTGGTCAACCTGGTTGCCATCACGGTCAACAAAGGACTGACCGATTGGCACCTCGCCCATCTGCCCTGGTGCCACCTCGCCAATGCCCATGACGTTGTTGACTTGCAGGGGGATGCGCTCTGGATCGCCCTCAACCAGCAGTGGCTCATAGACCATCCGCATGACGCCGCGCCCGACAATCAGCATGTCCTCGACCACACGCCTCACGGCTGCATCAAAGTTGTAAACATCAAGCTGATACTGCAAACCGCGTTGCAAAACAGTCGATATGATGCGCCCGATGGGGTCTTGGTCTTTGAATCGGCGTGTCACACGCGGCTTTGGCGTCTTGAAATACAGGCTTGATTTCAGCGTATCTACATTGCTGTAGAAGATGTTCATGCGCGTTTCGCGCGTGGTGCGCTCCGGCGTGTCATCCCGATAGCGGTCTATGATGTCAAAGCAGCGGTCATGCCATGTTTCTTCAAACTTTCTGGCACGCCTGATCTGATCATTCCAATACGCCGCACGATCAGCCTTTTTGGTCGGCTCACGGTCATATGCGTAGGATTCAGCCATTTACAATCTCCAGCCTTGCGGCTTCGTCGCGTTCTCCAGCCCTGCCATCATTTCGTCAATGGTGGGTGGACGCCACGGGTCTTCATCTATTTCGGGCGCTCTGCGCTGCCACGGACGCGCCATGCAGGCATAACGGATGTCGTCAGCCGCATGGTCTTCTTGCGTCGTGTCAATGTCTTCCAGCCGGTGCTTGTCGTGTGTGAGGACCGGCAGCGTTCTGATCGTGTCCACGCAGTCGCTAGATATAAACAGCATTGGGATACCATCATCACCAATCAGGCGCTGGCGCACCTGATCCCAGCCATTGATCCGGCTATTATCTGCACGCCGGAACCTGACGCCCATTTTGCTCAGACGCTCACCAATCGATGGCCCGCCGTCAAATTTCCATATGCTTGGATCGCCCACACTGAAATCAATGCGCTCATAGCCCTCACGGCTGCGAATACCGGCCCCGACCTCTTCTGCTGTCATCCGCAGGCCCACATTCGGCCTGCCGCTGGAGCCATACCACTCGCGGTATCTGATCAATGCGCCATCAGGATATTCATCATGATCGTCTGCGACAGCCCACCACCCAACGGAGAAAGGTGATGCGCTGCCCCAGTCGAACGACCTGAACCGTGTCCAGTGTTCAGGGATATCAAACGGCCTGATCACATGCAGATCGCGTTTCCACACATCGCCAAAGAAACTGCCAACCACCAAATCCCAGTCGCCTTCACGCAGGGCGCGGCCCAGTTCTTCAGGCAGGGCGCTGAAACTGGATGCATATGACGGGTCGATATATTTGTTGTCAGCCATCCTGGCCGGTATGTACATCGTCAACCAGCCCTTGTCGGACGGGTTGTTGGGATCCCGCATGGTGTGATCGAAAAAATAACTCTCAGCCGGTGCCGGATCTATATAGAGCGCTTTTAAAAAATTATGGCTCTGACCGCCTGGATTGGCCGTCATCACCAAGCGCGGCAAAAACTCTGCCTGCTTGGGCTGAAAGTTTCCCAGACGCATCCGGCTTTTAATGTATCCCAACTGATACGGGGTCATCTGACCCGCCTCATCGACCAGCGCTATATGTATCTCTGTTCCCTGAATACGGTCACAATCGCTGTCGCGCTCCAGATACTGAAACTGGATCGTGCTGCCGTTATAAAACTCATACCGCTTGCGCGTCTCGTTAAAGATGCCAAGTTCTGACGGCATTTCCTTCTTGAGCGGCTGTATGTGGTTGCTGTCCAGTTCAGGCAGCGAGCGCCTGAAAATGAACGCCTGCAAGCCAGGGTTTTCCAAGCAAAAGCCGATGACATCCCAGCGGCCACTATGCGACTTGCCGCCGCCAGCAGCACCGCCAAACAATATCTGCTTGGCCCTGCACTTATGCAGCAACGCCTGCTTTGGTTGAGGCGTGTAGTCCAGCTTGATCGTTTTCTGAGCCATTACTCAGACACTCTGCCGAAATGCCGTTCCATAAACAGCAGTGCAGCCTCGCTATTCT